CTAGTTCTTCTCTAATCTCATTTTGCGTCATAACTGCCATAAGGTCTTGATTTGTAAAGCGTGTTGTTATCGGTTTAAGCTGAACAAATTGAACTGGCATATCCATATTGTTAACTTGAAATATTTTACGCAATACTTTTACTATCTGATCTTGGAATCCCTTAACGACAGTGTTAAGATAAAAATTTGCTGCGGAGTTTAGTTCGTCTGCGTTGTTTCCAAGACCAGTATCAGACTTAATTCCCATAAGCATTGGTGACGTACAACGATGTCCGGAAAGTATGTTTCTAGTAAGTAGTTCTTGGAGTGCTAAATATTGCTTGTCCAAATCACTAGAACTTATAGGTGTAATTTCAGGCGTTCTTGTTTTGTCATCCGAGAATGTAAGCACGAACTTCCCGGAGTTGGTTTCCGAGCAAAATTTATCAGTCAAGCTTCGTTCTATTTGCATACGCTCTTCTTGTGTGGGAATCCCATTTGCGAAGGATATCATAAAGCTTCCCGCAAATCCATTCGATATATTATTGAGATGGAACTCGCTTATCCTAGAGTCAATCAACGCCCAGTTATTGCAACTAACATAATCCGGAGTGTAGTAGGAGTTCATATTTGGTGAATAAAGACCTGAATATAATAATTGATTTGGTGACGTTCTATCGTTAACATTAAAAGCTGGAACGTAATAAGGTTTGTGTTGTCTTGTGTTGCTCCAGTCGGTCGATATGTAATAACCATTAGTTTTTCCAAACTCGTCAGGTCTAGCACACCTTACTTTTTCCACTCCAACGTGATAGATTTCAGCAATTTCAGTACGGTCTTTACTCCAAACGATGTTAAGAGCAAACGCTCCCTGAAGCTTAAAATCAAAAGCTATTTTCTTAATAACTTCGTGAAGACTTTCGTTGCCATTAGCTCTATTCATAAAGTTTTGAAGCTTAATACGTGCTTCGTCATCTCTGTCGTCTTCGTCTTCAATCACTAAGTTTTCAGCTGCTATATATTCAGAAGTTGCGTTGATTATTGCAGCCGATATACTACTAGAGTAATACAAGTCTATAATAAACTGCGGATATAAGTTTTTCCAGTCTTCAGTTCCAAACTCAATCCAGTCCTTTCCACGTTGTTCTTGTATAATCGGAGCTGTCGAAGTTTCAAGGTTAATATTAATTATATTGTCTTTCATAATTTTTATTTTATAAAGTTGCTAACCACGCATTCACATTAGCAGTTAAATCAGCACTTGTGCTGCTATAAATTTGGACTTCTCGCATAGTTCCATCGTAAGGAGAAGCGTCTGTTTTACGAATACCAATTGCGTCAATATCAGCAGTACCAGTTTTAGTACCTGAGCTTGTTTGCTGAACACCATCTACCCATAAATTAACAGTTCCGCTTGAACGTGTTAAAACTATATATTGTTCACCGCCAAAATTACCGCTGTTAAGTGTTAAGTCAAGCGGTGCAGTGCCGTCAACTTTTAATCTTAATTTATTACTAGCTTGAAACCTTAAAAACTCACCTGTTTCTGTTTGGTCTGCTAATAACGTACCAGTTGTCGCAGTTACATTAAAACGAATACCAACGGTAAAGTCGCCTGTTAATTGTATTTGAGTTCCGCTTAATTCTAAACATTCGTTGCTAGTTGGGTCAAAAGTTAAAACGCCAGCTGAATATGCTGGTTGCTGTGCTGCGTCTGATTGAAGCATATGATAACCATTGCCCGAACTATCAGACCACTGGCTTACATCTGAACCATTTAAAGTAATACCCGTTGCCATTTTATACCACGCCACAACATTATCAGAGCCGGGAGTCCACCCGCCTTGTGGTCTTATTCTATTAAGACTTAATTTTTGACTTAGTGAAAGCATATCTTATGTTGTTAACCCTTCGTTGTAACAAATAGCAATACCACTTGTTAAAGTTAAAGCTGTCACGTTCATAAACAAGGTCGTTCCCGCTGGTAGTGTCGTTTGCAATGCCGCTTCTCCTGTTGCATCTGCTACCGTTATTGAATCTACCACACTTTCTACTGGAAAATAAACACAATAAAAGTCTTTACTACTTACTGCTGCCGCTGAAGTAACTACTTCGGTATTGCCGTTTTTTCCTAATTGTTCAGATAATAATTGTTGTACATTTTCTATAGCCATAATTTTTTTTTGTTTTTTATCCTGTATATATATAATTGTCTTGATGTATGCTAGCTGTAATACTAGCGGTTGCGGTTTCACCGACACTTGACAAAGTAACGGTCGGGTTTTCTGTATAACCATTGCCCGCATTAACTATTGTTACCGAGTTTATAACACCACCCGAGATTGTGCAAGTTGCTGTCGCTGGCGTTATACAATCACCCACTATTGTAAGCGTTGGTGCTAACGTATAACCAGCACCGCCATAAGCAATAGTTAAAGAAACTAACTGACCACCGTTTTGTGAATACTGAACTTCTTCAGTTCCGCTTTGCTCTGACACAAACATTTTGCCTTTTGTCACTAGACCTTGAACGATACCACGTCTTGGGTTTGCTGGTAATAAAACAGCATTTTCAGTTGTCGGTGCGTAAGCGTCTGATAAAGATAAAAATGTTATAAAACTAACTTCAAAAACTTCGTACTTCCAATAGCCAGCTGGTTTAAGATCAACACGACCAAGAAAAACGTCAGGAACAGCGTTGTAATTAAACTCTAGTCTTGTATATCGATTGTAGATTGTTTCGGTCGCAGCGTAAGCGTATTGCACTTCTCCACTTATATCATTAGTAAACTTTACTAAGTGTTTTATATTGTCAGTTGTAACGCTTGTGTCAATTCGGTTGTCTTCAGTTTGAATGTAGACCGTGAAGTTAGTATTAGTTATTGCTTGTATCATACAATAATATAATATAAAAAGTACGAATTTATTGTCCTAAAAAGAAAAAGAGTGGCAATTTTGCCACCCTTCTTCAGGAATATATAAAAGTTGCAAATAGTATTACGATGTAACAATACTGTTTAAGTTAGTGAAACCAGCGTTGTCAAATGGAGTAGTCGTAAAGTCTTCAAGAACCGCAGTCGGTACTTTTTCCATCCCATCGAAAGTCAGAGTGTATCCATTTTTGTCACCCCACGCAGCTCCGGTGTCAATAGTACCAGCGTTTAATTCCATACCATTTTCCATACCACAAGCTAAAATCATATCGTGAGCATTTGAGTATTGTTGGTTCAATTGAACAAACATTCTTACTTTTGTCGAAGCTAAAAGCTTGATTTCTTCTTGGTCTTCTTTTGTTAATTTGTTAAACAATACTTGAACCGTAGGTGTGTAATAAACAGTTCCATTATCCCTAGAACCAACGATAGTATCTGTTAAAGATGACACTCCAATTGGCATTGTGTATCTATAAATATTAGCGTTGTTAAAATTGATGGTGTCTATTTCTGATTTGTTTGTTGCGTCATAAGCATAAGACGCAGACTCGTCAAGTACCCAGAAGTAAATGTATTTTACTCCTCCCGATATCCTATTACAGTCAACCCCTCTTCCCTTAGTTAGTGCCGTGCAAGCCATAAGTCATTAATTTTTAAAGGTTAAAGAAGCAAGAGCCGAAGCCCTTGCGTCTATTAATTAGGTTTATTTATTATGTTTGGTGTACGATATCAGTTCCAACTCCTAACTGAACTCCGCCCGAATAACGAGCCACAACTCGCATATTATCCGAACCATCCAAAGCAGCCATATCCAGCATAGAAATTCTAGTTGCGTCTGAAAGTAAATCCGTTCCGAAGAACAAGTTTGATTTTTCAGCTGCTACTAGTTGGTTGTCAGGCATTCCCGGACATACAGCAATTTTGTATCCCTCGAATACTGGCTCGTAGTTACCATTCATATTGTAAGCGTTAACATACCCTAAAGTAGAAACCGCTGAAATGTAGTAACCGTAAGTCTTATTGTTCATATAGATATGTAAGTCTTCTTTACCTAAAACCGCTGGTATATTAGCAGCCATATCCGCTGTTAAAGTTTGTAAGTTAGCTATGATATTAGCTGCTGAATAAGCACCTGAAGCCGTTGAGCCGTGTACTGTACCGTCTACTGCGAAAGCACCTGTAGTCGCTGTCAAGAACCCTTCGAACTCACCTGCGTTAGCCGCAGCACCACTCCAAACAGAGCTTTCAGTACCGTTAGCTATGATCTCACCTAAGTAAGATATCACATAGTCTTCAAAAGACGCTGGTGGTGGAGCACCTGCTCCAGCTCTCATTTGTAAAGCTTCCCAGCTAGATAGTAAGTTTGCCTTACATAAGTCAATGTTAATTTGTAAATTCTTCGGCTCCAAAACTTTCTCCGTCAAAGCTAGAGTACCTGCGTCTGTAAAGTCGCACGTCGCATTTTGAATCATTCCCGAACCAGCCATCCTTTGGATGTTGGATTTGTACTTGATATTCTCAATCATAGTAAGATAGTCAAGTGATTTTGCTTCTTTAAGAGCTGCGGATATGTAGAATCCGGCTGCTTTTCCCGCAAAATTCGATGTTACATTAAAAGCCATAATTAGTTGATTTTTAGTTAATTAATATTATTTATTTAAGTTGTATAAGAATCTTTCTTGTTTAGAAAGTTTGTTGTATTCTTTTCTGCTAAGGTTAGCTTTATCAAAACTAAATTTGTTAGTGTTAATCGGTGCTTCAGCTGGTGATTTGTCAAGCTCAGCTTTTAACTTAGCGTTTTCAGTTTTTAAGTTTTCTATTTCTTCAGCTGAAAACTCGACTACTTCAGTAGTTTTAGTCGTTACTGTTTTAGGCGTGTCAGACACTTCTTCAGACACTTCTTCTGTCATCTCAACTTCTTCTTCTTTGTCATCGTCTTCGTATTCGTCTTCTTTAGCCATTTTTTCTTTTAGGTCAGCAACTGCGTCTTCAAGGTTTTTAATTCTTTTCTCCATACCTTCCCAGTCGTCAACTGCTACTTCGTCATCGTCTTCACCTCTGTCTTCTCCCATTTCTTCTTCTTCGACAGTTACGTCTTCCTCCGACTCACTTTCGATGACTTCGGATACAATCCCTTCTTCTTCCACACGAAAGCTAACTCCAGTGTCAGTTTTGTAAGTTCCTACTGGGAGTAGGATTGTCGTTCCGTCTTCGGTTAAAACGCTGATATCAACGCCCGCTTCAAGTTCGTCAGCTGTAGAAACGAAAATTGTGCCGTCTTCAGATTTCGCTTGCCAAGACAACTTGATTTCTTTGTCTTTATTAAGACCAAGTGCTACTAGTATTTGTTCTTTAATGTCCATAGTTTCCTTTTTAGATTAAATATAATTAGTTTGATTTTGTTTGATTTTCTCGTATTATTTCGTTAAGTGCTGACAATATTTCTGCGTCAGTTGGTTTTTGTTTCATACCTTCAAAGCGGTCTGTAAAATATCCCTCAATAGATAATCCCTTCAATTCCCCTTCTTTAATCTTTTGCCACAACTCATTATTGTTTATTTTCATAGAAACCATCCAAGTGCCTTTGGGAAGTTCGTAGCCATACAATCGTGACTTGTCCATTTTAGGGTCTTCGATAATCCAGCTTTCAGTTGTTAAAACGCCCGAAACTCGTTCGTTGTGTTCGTGTGTTGCTTTGTGGTGATTGTTATGTTTTAAATAAAGTTCAGAAGCTTCCCGCACTGTCTTCGGAGAAAACCATACATAGTATTCTGAATCCGTTTGCGGGTCAAATCTGAAAATTTGCTTGTTAGGAATAAGAGCTGGAGAAACCAACATTCTTTGTTCTTCGTCAACTTTAGCAAATGTTAAGTTATTCTTTTCTTTTCCAAAAAACACAAAGTCTTGTTCTATTGCTGGTGCTGACACAAGTGAAATTGCGTCAATTGCTAGTTCTTGTGCGTCTTTAGAAATTACAAGCTCTTTGATCTTAGTCGTTTTTTCGTAATTGTGGTTAGGGTTTGCGTTTTCGCATTCTTCTTTAGTGTCGTATTGACATTCACCAGTGTTTCCCCACTTCCACTTACCGTCTTTACATTTTTTACAAGGCATAATTATTAAATATAAGTTATTAGTATTTATTTGATTTTTATATAGTAGCTCTACGTCTTATGTTCGCAAGCTGGTTTTGTGAAGATGTCATCTCGTCAGTTAAAACATAAGCACGAGTTGGTTCAGGTTCTACACCACCGCTTAGTTCAAAAGCACCTGACATCATTTGCGGAGCTGGTGACTCGGGAGCTACGTCAGGCGTTCCACCACCACCACCGCCAGCACCACCCGAAGGCGGTTGACCTGACTTAACAGCTGCTATTTGCTTAACTGCAAACGCACCAGCTAGACCCGCTTGTATAAAGTTATAACCAGGGATAATAGCATTTAGCGGAGAATTTGACGCAGTGTTGAAAGCATTCATAACAGATTGTGCTCCAGCGACCGTTGCTTGTGCTACAGCCGCAGCTTTACCGACAGCGGTTTCTTCACCAGCTATTTTTGATATTGCACCCAACGTGTCAGCTGCAAAGCCAACTTGCATATCGTTAATCATTTTGGTGTTTTTAAGTTCGTCAGCTGTCGTCTTATCGTCTAAAGCTTTTCTTTTAATAGCATACTTTTTTTGTATTGCTTCTTTCATAGCTTCAGAATTGTCCATACTTTCTACAGACGCTAGTTCTTTTTGTTCTTGTATTTCTAGTTCTTTTCTTGCTCTTTCAGCTAAGTCTTCAATTAAAGCTAAAGTGTTTTGTTGCTGTATTTCTAATAAAGACTGGGCTTCATCTCTTTGTTTTTGAAGCTTCATTTCGTCTTCTTCTTTTTGCTTGTCAATAAGTGCTTGTGCGGCTTCTTGTCTGTCTTTTTCTTCTTGTGCTATTTGGTTTTGCATTTCGTTAACCTCTGTCATAACACGCTTCCTTAACCTTAACGAAGTAGTTTCTTTAGCAAAAATATCCGCTTTTAACCTTGCAAGTTCAGCTTCGTCTTCAGCTGTATTTTCACCGACTCGCATTTCTTCTTCTTTAACTCGCATACGTTCTTTTGCAAGTTCAATTTCTTGGTTGCTAGTTTCTACTTCTAAGTCTAAAGCTTTTTGTAAAGCTGTAAGTCGTTCTTCAGCTGTTTTTGTTTCGTCTTCAGCTAGTAAACGAGCTTTTTCAATTTCTTTTCTAGTTGCAGCTTTTTGAACCATAAATTCGTTGTCAGCATCTCTTAAAGCTTGCGTTCTTTTTTCCAAAGCTGTCATTACCTTAACTTCTTCTTTTATCTCAGTAACTACGTTTTTAATACTATTAGCAAAAGCTTCTTGTTGTTCTACGTCAAGACCAGTACCGACTTGTACTAAAGCTTGCCCATATTCCAAAGCACCCTCTTTAACAGCGTCAAAGTCTAGTTCAAGTGCTGACTTAATAATCTTACCAGCGGCTTTAAAACCATCAATAACACCAGTAAGACGATTCATTAAATTGTCTTTAATAAAATCCCAAAGATCAGTAATTGCAGCTTTAGGGTCTGTAAAAGCACCGACTATTGTTTCACCAACACCAGCAAACAAGTCTGTAATTACTTTGACACCTGCACCCAAACCAGCTAAAGCTTGTTTAAGTAAATCAGCACCTCTTTTCGTATTTTTAAAGTAAGACACTAAAGAACCAATAGCTACCACAAAAGCACCGATTCCAGTTGATATAAGACCCGCTTTAATAGAACCAAACATCATCTTTATAGTTGGTACAATTTTAGCCATTGAAGACTTTACGCCATTTATAGACACACCCATTAGCGTAAAGCTACCGATACCATCTTTTACAACCTTGTCTTGTTCTTTTTGTGCTGCGGTTAATTCTTTGTTTTTTGCAATAGCTTCTTTTTGTTCTTCTTTTAAGTCTTTAAGTGCGTCTTTTTCAACTCTTAAGTCTGCGGTCGTTTCTTTGATTTTTTGGTTAAGCTTGTCCATACCAGCAACCCAAGAACCTTTTGGAATTGCGTCTTGTTTAGCTTTAAGTTTTACAAGTTCTTTTTCTTGTTCTCGTATATATTTATTTTGAAGCTCTATTTCTTCATTTACTTGTTCTAAACTTTTAACATACTTTTCAGTGTCTTTTTGTTGTTTAGTTACATTTGTTTTGATTTCTGCTTCTAAAACTACTTTTTCTGCCATAATTTATTAAGTTAAAGTTACTGACGTTCTTATTTCTGTTATTCTTATTGTTGCTATCCATTCTAAGGTCATTTGTCTAGCACCTGTTACTAAAAGTCTAAAGTTAGTGCTAGAAACCGTGTTTTCTGCACTCCAGCCGGCTGTAGTTCCTGAGTCTACTATAGCTGTTTGTGACCTACTTATACTCAAAGTACCCGCTGCATTTTTTACGACACCACGTTCGACCCAAGACTTAAAATCACCTACAGCACCACCCAAGTTAGCACCGCCCACCCTAACAGCTAAGATTTCTGATTGAAAATAAAAAACACTATTTTCTGTAGGTTGAAAAAAGCTATCTACAGTGTTATTCATATAAAGATTAGACGAAGTGTCACTTGTAGATTGACCACCATATATTATGGTTGTATTTTGTCTTTCACCTAAAGCGTCTGCAAAGTTATTGCCACCTAAGACAATTGAATTGTTAGCCACCGAGTCAGCTAAAGTACCATAAACAAAAGTGTTGCTTATACCGCTTGTAATTTCGTTTTGATTGCCGACAATTATGTTATTTTGCGACAAACCATTGACTTTATTATTAACACCTAAAATATACGAATTTCTAGTGCCAATTATAACATCGTTACCTTGACCGTTAATAAAGTTGTCTTCATTAGTAAACGCAGAATTTAATTGCTGACTATGTTGAAAAACTTTACAAGTACCAGTTGCCGTGTCGTATGTATAGCCGTAAGCTTCACATTGTTTTTGGTTAGGTGATACGTTTGACGTGCCGTCTGTAAAAGTCACAACGCCAGTATGACTAATTGCAGCTGGTTTTACATTAAACCCCGCTAAGTATGGTATTTTGTTTTGTGTTGCCATTACGTTATAAGTATAAATTCTACAGTTGCTAAGTCACCAGCTTTATAGTCTATTTTATTGACTCTGAACTTTCGGTTCTTAATATATACGGTGTCGTAAAACTTGAATGTGTTAAGATCACCAGCGTTTAAGTTAACCTTCATAGTCATCGTTCTAGTGTCGGGGTTGTATAATTCGTTGTAATATGGTAACCAGTAAAGATTAAACAAGTTTCTTGTTGTAGGGTTACCAATAACAGGGTCTATAAATTGACAAGCTCCAAAATGATAGTCAGCGGTATCAGTTACAGCTGGTGGCACTGACACGTTAGTTGGTACGTCAGACAAATGACTAAATTGTAAAAATTCAGTTTCGTTCGTTACAGCCGCACCCCCGTTTTGAGCTGGTATATAATAATCACTTACAGTTGTCTTAACACCATTATTATACATAATTCTTGGACTGTTATCAAAGCCAGCTGTCGTGCCGTCTTCGTTTAAAGAATAAATAGCTGGCGTCACTAAGTCGTTATATTGTGGCATTAACGGCTTTATTACAGTTGCCGCAAATGGTTCAGGAACGATTTCATTTTCACCTGTTAAAATTGTATAAGCTGAAGCGTCAAACACTTTAGACCCGTATAAGTGATTTTGAACCGCTTCTTTGTAAACATTAAAACAATAGTCGTCATCGTCTTCGACAAATTTAAAGATTGTTCTTTTGTGTAGCTCTGTCAAAGGTGTCAATTTGATTTCTGTTATATCTACTTTAGGTGTCCAGTTTCTTTGAGTAGAATTGGTGTCAAAATAACTAGGGTTTAAATCGTCATTACTTGAAGTAAATACGTCTGAATATGGTTCTATTAATATATTGTTCGGGTTTGCTGCGTCAGGTATCGTCACCAAGTTAAACATAGTAATTAACCCTTTTAAAAATTCCCATTGCCCGACATCACCTCTAGCTTCATTTAATAAAACGTGAGCAAAAGCCCAGTCGTTTGAAGACAAAAATTCTATTTCAGTATCGAAGCCCGCTAGTGTCTGTCTAATTTTATTAGCGGTTATTACTTTACTTTGTGCTTGTATATATTCGCCAGCTTGAAGTACAGTTGTAAAGTTGCCTGTAAAAGCTTTAGTGTCATTACCACCAATTGAGTTATTGTCTTCAGCAAAAACTTCTAAAACCTGTCCAAGTGAATTAAACTTTGCAACTCTTACATTATTAGAATAAGAAGTTCCTGCGGTGTTTTTTAGATATATAGCAAACGTACATTCAACGTCAAAATTATTAACCGCTGATATGTACTTATAGTTAGTATTATCCCAAATAGAGTTGTCACCAAAAACAGTAACGTCAAATCTTAGCTTTGAATTTGCGTTGTAAGTAGTTTCATTGATAAAATAATCACTACCACGACCGTCTTGCTGTTTTAAATAGTTCCAAGCGTCAGGTGCAGCTCCGTCTTCAGACGCACCCCAGTTAAAGTCCATATAAAGCTTTTTAAATTCGTCACTATCAAAAAAGCTACTTGTATAAGTAAACTGATTAGTTTCAGCAAATATTCTTTGTATTAAATAACGAATTTGAACAAATGGTCTAAAAGCTTGTTCTAGCTTTGTAAGTTGTGGGTTGCCAGCCGTACCAAGCGTACCGTCAGACACAAGAATTTGGTGATTCCAGTCACAAAAAGGATACTTAATTGTATCATAATCACTTCTAAAACCTGAAGCATTGTTTGAGGTATAAGGAAACGCAGTACCCGAGTTATTCCAGCTGTTTTTAATAGCTGTTATATCGTAGTCGTGTTCAAGTTCTTCAAAACTCATATCGTTAAAAGTTTTGTCTTTTAAAACGTCTGCTAAAGCAATTACTTCAGAATATAAATTTATATTGTAACTGACTTCACCTTCTTTATCTTGTATGTCTATTAATCGTAAGTAACCGTCAAACAAAACAAACCCGTCTTGTTTTAAGACGCTTTTAGTCTTGATATATGGGTTAAATACTATACCGTTGTCTGATCTTGTTATTTCAAAAATATTGTCAAATATTTTATTATTTCTTTTAGTGCCGGGGATTTTAAACGCTTTTGAATAAGACTGTACTTTTTCAGCGGTGTTTTTAAAGTCGTCAACGCTTAAAGTCAAAGGAATATCTTCGTCTTCGTATAAGTCTAAAATTTGCTGACCGTCTATTGTGTCGCTTGAATAAAATCCAGGTTGTTCGCCAGTTGGCTGTACTGACGCACCATTTATAGAAACATCGTCATTAACTGTATTGTAATATGATATCAATAACGTGTTGTCGGTTTCTGTCGCTATAAATGTAGTCGATATTTGATTAATTCCAGTTGCGGGGTCTGAATAAGTAGAATTTAAAGTGCCATCATTATTTAAAACCGACAAAACCATCGAGCCAGTACCTTGATTAGACATTTGAATAGTAATAGTATAAGAGCTACCGATTACTAAGTTTGTCATTCTTTGATAAATACCCGACAAAGTTCCTGTGGTTACAGAATAAAACACCGCAGTTCCACTAACATTTGTGGGCAAAGATGGTGTTCCAGTTGTTATTGTACGATAACGATACCAACTATTGGGAATACTAGGGTAAGCATTTGTCATTATTTCACTAGCCACATTTACAGTCGTAGCGTCATAAGAAGGCGTGCTACTCAAACCAGTAAAGTTGATACCATTAACACACATTTCAGTCGGTGAAAGTGATACAACGTTGTGTTGACCTTGATAATTTTGCGGATATACTATTAACTGTACACTCATTTTATATAGATTGCGTTCTTAGTGTTTTTGATTTTTCGATTTCAAAAGTATATTGTATAAGATTGTCATTAGCCCTTGTTTTTCTTGTAAAGCTTGAGGTTGTTAATCTTACTGGCTTTACATATTGATTAAGTAGTGGCAAAGCAATATCTGTTTGGTAACCTTCAAGCATATAAACTTCAGGACTATTAATAAGTTCTTCAAACATTACGTTAAAGTCTTCAGACACAAAACCTGTATTCATTCTTATTTTTTCGTTTGCGTTCATTCTAAAGTTTTTCTTACCGCCTTTATAAGAATCTTTAAAATATTTTGCTTTATTCCAAGTACCGCTTAACTGGTGATATGTCGTGCTTTTAGCAGTTATCGTTCTAGTTGATTTTTTTGTAAATGTGTAATAATCCCACGCACCCCATTGATTAAGCCAGCAAAGACGTATAGGTTCAAAGTTCTTTTGTTCAGGGCAATTTACATAAATAGTGTATATTTTAGTAGACGGGCTTTCACCTATAGCAGTCGTGGTGTATGCTTGAACGGTTATCTTACCGCCTAGAATTGTGCTATTAGAAACTAAAGTCTGAAACGTTGTGCTCCAGTTTTGCAGGTTGCCAGGGAAGCAACCAAAAAAGATACTTTGTTTTTCAGCTTGTATCGGAACGTAAACCGTAACACCACCATTACCAGTATTTTGCAATACGTCTTCAGTTCCTATTTGATTATTGTCACAATCATAATAAGTGAGTCTTATCTTTTCCACGTTTGACATTACAGCTTCAGAGGCAACCAAAAGAGCCATAGTACCATAGTCTTCGACATTTGCGTATTGTTCAACTGGTGCGTTAGTTAAAAACTTCTTATTTGGCATTACTGGAAAACTAGGTGCTGGAAAAAAGTTTGTTAAGTCAAAACCAAAATCATTATTAAAGACTTGTTGCTTATCATCGTATTTTAAGTAACCATTGAAAATTGTGTATTCCTCAGATGTTACTTCAGTACCGTCAGCAATTCTTACAACATTAGGGTCTGACAAACCGTTTGAATCTGTAGCACCTAAATATTCAACAAAAAATTGCAACACTAAAAAAGCGTTGCTTAATGGTGAACGTGAAAACTTATCGATAACGTGCATAGGAAATTGTTGCCTGCTATTAGAATAAGTACCTTTGTATTGTGCTCCAAGATTTGGAAAATTTAAAAAATGCGTCATATTGTCCGCACTAACATAGTTTTCAGCTACGTTTCTTAGATCAAACATTCCGACACCTTCGTTATTGGGCGTTGTTTTAAAAGTTCCGACCAAGTGTGTCGTTACGTTAACACTAGGAATTGTGTCTTTGCTTATATGAATATTAACGCCATATTTAACTTGTTTTTGGTTTTGAACTGCGTCAGAATTTTCTACAACCCATATCATTTCTTGACCTACAGGCATAATGTTGTAAAGCGGTTTTTGCATTATATATGTTGCTGCCATATTATTTGTGTTTTGTAAATGTTGTTATATAAGTCTTTATGTCTTTTGTAAACTCGTTAAGCAAACCTTTTTTTAATTTATTGTAACCAGTGCCAAAAGGTTTTGAAAAGAAACTTATACTTGGTATTCCTTTTAATCTTATTTTTTTGCTTATGTAAATTGCAAGACCTGAAACGTACTGACCTGTCGCTTTATCACGACCACGCCCGAACCCTTTAGGTTTTAAACCTTTTTTCTTTACCCACTTAGAAAGTATATCAATAGGAGGACCTTTAGATTTATAACTATAAGGTGACGATTCACTTTGCAAGTTGTAATTTATAAAGTTTCTTTTAACCTTATTGCCTGAAACCCCTTTGTCTAAAAACGTACCATAGTCAAGCATATAGAACTTTACTGAAAAGCCCTCGCTTTCTTTTGTGACTTTAAAGTCAATTGATTCGCCAAGTTTTGTGTCGCCTTTATTAGCTTTCAACAAGCTTTTAGACTGACTAACTACGTCTTGTGCAAATGACTTCAGATATCGTTCTAGTGCTGGGTATTGCATTATATACTTGCAACAAATATTTCAACGTCAACGTCATCAGTGCTTCTTGGTCTTACTTGTATACTTGTAATATCTTCAAGCGTTGGGAAGTTTGGCGTTGTGTCAGCTTCCGCAATTGCTGCGGTGTCCGCTTGACAAAGTAAATGTGAAGTACCAGCTGTCATTACGACTTGATAGTTTGTGTTTTCTGTAACTATTGCTAAGTCCATAACCGCTGAAGTGCTTAGGTTTGTGATTCTTATATACTTACAATTCTCTAAGTCTAAAGCACCAGCTGAACCGTAAACATTGCTGTTAAACGTTGCTATTGTAGTAGTGTTTGAGTGCGGACAAGTCACAACCCTTTCAAAAGTGTCTGTTATGTCTGCTACTGTTAAATTGTTTGTTGAACCCCTTTGTGCTCCGTTTATCACGATTGATTCGGTCAACGTGACTGTTAAGTTTGCCATAATTATTATTTTTTATTTTTATCTATTTGTTTAAGTTTTCTTATTGCCCAGTTGATACCTGAAGTACCACCCCACGCATCCCACATTAGACCACCGCACCCTTCAGAGTATGGAACGTCTTTATGTTGCTGGTGTCTTTTAAAAGAAGCCATTCTTGCAATCGTGTCACGACTGATATTTTCTCTATTTGCTAACATATTTGCTCTTTTTTTTCCAGTAGCTTCACCACAAGAACCCCAGCCGTTTTTTTCCACCCATTTTAAAGCACGTTTAGCGTTGTTAGTTGCAGCTTGTGGGTAATCGTTATAAGTTTCAAAAGCAACGCTTATTTCTTCTAGCTTTTCTACCACGTCATCGTAGCTTAAAGCTTTATTGTTATTTTTGGTGGTATTAATTGTATTTCTATTTTCCATATTCTAAATTTAAACATTAGTAGCCAGCCCCCTGTGACGTAACTGGTATTTGACAAGAACTAAAGTCATTCATTACTTTAACACCAATATTAAAAACATAACCGCATAAAAGATTATCAAATCGTTCGCTAAATGGTTCTATTGTAAATTGATCTTGTGTATAATAAATTGCTTGATTTATGTCATTAACACCCGCAAGTGATTGTTGCGTACTATGTCTTAGCATTGATATAATATCTACTGCTATTGCTAATTGTTGATTGTAAACTTCTTGTTCGTTGTTTTTAAAGTCTATAAGCTTAGTTAGTTGTTCAGCTTGATATACCTGCCAGTTGTCTTTTTCTGAAACTAGGTCAGCTAAAAAGATTTGAAAGTTGTAAATTAATTCGCTTTCACCAGTCGTTACGTTTACTGGATTTATGTGCATTAAAGGAAAAAGCGTGTCTTTACTCATATCTATTTCAAATATATCACCAACTGACACCGTTTCTATTTGCTCGTGGTACTCACCTAAACGACAAAGAAAATATATTACGTTATTATAACTTTTATTAGTTATTGCCATATTTTACTGAATTTTGTGATTGTAAATCTGTTTCATAAGTTAACCAAGTTAAAGCTTCTAAAAGATTAAGCTCAGTAATTGTTTTTAATTTTGATATGTCTGCATTTGTCAACCTATACATCACGCCAAACCAAGACCATTTTTCGCTGAAGCTTTCGGTTGCAATTGCTCGTTCGTTTCCTTCAGCTTCGTTATCAAAGATGACTGCAAAGTCTTCACAAATATTTTGCCGAAATTCCAAAAAAAAACCAACGCATTTTGTACTTGTTGAGCTGACATCTTTTTCATTTCTTCGGTTCTAAGTTTTATTTCACCATCGTACGCTTCAATTGTATAAACACCATTTTTTTCGTCTAAAATCGGTCTGTACAAAATAGCCATTATTTCAGGTAAATGTTTTTCAACATCTAACTTAATAAAAGTTTCGATGTCGGCATACTCACCTAGAGTAATAGAGTCAAGGTCTGGATGAAAGCCGTATCGTTTGTTGTCTATTTCTACGATCTTAGAAAGCTTAGTGTCAGCTTCAGATTGCAGCTTACCAATTTGACCCATTATAGTAGCAACGTCTGAAAGCTCTAGTTTATTGATTATGTCTTTTGGTATATTAGACAGTTCGCTAATTAATGTTAAAGCTTCACTACTTTTATTATTTGTTTT